CCTATAGAAGGAATAAACGCAGATGAGTCTTGAGTGGGGTCCAGCGACCAAGGCATCAGCTAATAAGCTGGCTGCAGCGATCCGAGCGGTGGCAACAGAGCCACGCCACTATGGGCTGGCAGAGCGGGCAGCTGCTGGTGAGTTTACAGACTATGCCGAAATTCATATATGCCCAATTGTAGAGCTCTATAAGCTCTGCAGGCAGTGTGGCTTGCATGCGCTGGCTGTGCGTGTGCAGCATGGTGAGTTCGACGCTGGCAAGGAAGAGAGCGATGAGTGGGCTAACTCCCCATCGGGGAGGGCTGCTTTTGCCCAGCTGTCACCGGGTATGCGTAAGCAGCTGGGAGAGAAAGAATGAGTAAATCCCTTATATGTCTGGATTTCGATGGCGTTCTGCATAGCTATATATCAGGATGGAAGGCGGCTGACGTTATCATAGATCCCCCGTTCCCAGGGGCTATGGAGTTCCTGCTGGAAGCTGTTCGCACATTTCGAGTGGCAGTGTTCAGCAGCCGTAGCGGACAGCCGGGAGGCATTGCTGCCATGGCAGCTTGGATTGATAAGCAGATGGCGTTGGAGACGGGGAGGGACCAACAAGGCTGGGCGTTCAACAATCTGGAGTTCCCTGAGAGCAAGCCGCCTGCCCTTGTGACGCTGGATGATAGGGTTATCCCATTCACAGGCAAATGGCCCTCCATGATTGAGCTGAAGAACTTTAAGCCATGGTACAAGAAATGACCCCCCTCGATGACCTGGAGTTGATCCTGCGAAGGGTTCACTTCAAGTACAACTACATCGATAGCGCTGGGGCCTTGCTGCGAGCGATTATTGAGGAAGTAGGAGCTCTGCAGCTGGAGCGGAAGAAAGACACCCAGCAAATGACTGCCACGGAGGTACAGAATGCCCAATGCGAAGGACGCCGACCTGAGCCCAGCCCATCGAATACTAATAGTCGGAAAAACAGGAAGCGGAAAGACCGCTCAAATATGGACCCTGCCGGGTAGGAAGTTTGCCTACATCTTTGACCCCAACAGCCTCTCTACCCTGAAGGGCCTGGACCTGGACTACGAGCTGTTCCAGCCCGACTTCTCGGATATGGACGCTACGCTGAAGGGCTTCAACAAGAACCCTGCTACTGGCAAGCAGTACGTGGGTGACAAGCCTGCGAAGAAGAAAGAGCCACATGTCTATATGAAGTGGATCGACCATATCAACAATGGGATGGAGAAGGGCTTCTTCCTCAACTATGACTGGCTGATCTTCGACAGCCTAACGTTCTTGAACAAAGCGCTGATGGATCGCCAACTATATATAAACAATAGATACGGGGACGTTGAGGACCAGGCTGACTACAGAGTTGTCGGCTCGAAGATGACAGAGGTGTTTAACAGCATCTCAGCTTTGCCCATGAACGTCTATGCCACGGGCCACTTCAATACGTTCCAGGATGAGAAAACCAAGAAGATCGACACGCAGATCATGCTGGCCGGTAAAGCAAGGAACTATCTCCCCTTGATGTTTACCAACATATGGCTATCCGATGTGGAGGAGAGTGAGAGAGGACAGGTAAAGTACACTATCAGAACAAAGCCAGACCCCCGAGGCCTAAAAGACGTGCGATCAAGCATTCAAGGCCTCAACACCATCGAAGACGTAACCATCAGAAGTTTTGGGGACCTCGCTTCAGGGGGGATTGGAGCCCTTCTGCAGCGCACGACAACGCAGGTTCCCAAGTTAGTAGCAACGAAGCCATAAGGAAGACAAGATGCCGTTTATCAAGGTCGCACTGCAGGATGCGAAAGAGCCGGAGGCAGTACCTGAAGGTCCCTACGACCTTCGCATTGTAAAGCATGAGGATGGGGAGTCCAAGAAGTCAGGCAACCCCATGACCACTGTGTTTATCAAGATCGAGGACGCAGCCCATCCCACCGCTGCTCTCGTGAGGCACTGGCTGGTCCCGCCGACGCATGACACGCCTGCCGATCAGAGACAGATGCGCCTGCTGGACATCAGGCGCTTTCTCACAGCCTTTGGCGTGTCTATGCAGGGCGACGGCTTCGACAGTGATGATCTGGACGGTGCCACGGCGAGCCAGATCATGCTGACCCAGGAAACGAATGACGAGACTGGAGACGTGTACAACCGGCTGAAGCTGCCGCGCTTGAAGGAATAACGGCGTAGGGAGGTTATAGAAATTGTATAGCCTCCCTAACCCCATGGGGAAATCAGCATGAGCCGACTTGACGGGCTTCGGAAGAACATCACTGAGATGTCTATCGAAGAGCTACGTGAGCACATCAGGCATATACGGGCAGACAGAAAGATCAGCAAAGCCAAGGTGACTGTCAAGAAGGCAAAGGCTGTTCGAAGCGATAAAGCTAAGTCGAAGGTGGGTAGTGCCCTAAACAAGCTCTCAGCCGATGAGCTAAAGGCACTAGTAGCAGCAATGGAGGGACTAGATGGAACTGAGGGAAGTTGAGCTTGGCCAAATCCGCGTCAAGGACAGGGCTCGCGAGGACAAGGGGGACATCGACAGCTTAGCAGACTCCATCAAGGAGAAAGGCCTGATCCAGCCTATAACCCTGGACCTTGGCCTAAAGCTGGTGGCAGGGGAACGACGCTACCTGGCCCACAGGAAGCTCGGCCTAACCAAGATATGGGCTGTCATCCGAGACATCAGGACCAAGGCTGATGATCTTGAGATTGAGCTGATCGAGAATACCCAGCGGAAGGACCTGCTATGGCAGGAACGTACTAAGCTGGAAAGGCAGATATGGGACCTCAAGGTCCAGCAGCTAGGCGAGTACGACCCTACTGTGAACCCGAAGGGCTGGTCCGAGAACAAGCAAGCCAAGCTCACAGGGGATGTGCAGCCGGCTGTGCATAGACGCCTAGAGTTGGCTGCAACTATGGCTGAGGCGCCAGACATGGGCCTCGAGGAGTGCAAGACGGAGGACGAAGCTTGGAAGATCAACTCCAAGCTAAAAGAGCATGGCGCTCAGATGGAGATGCTTAAGAAGCTTCCTGATAGTATCCGACACGCCATAGACAAGCATGCCGAGCACTATCATGTGGGAGATGCCTTTGTTGGCATGGCCGCCGAGCCCGATAACTCCTTCACCTTCGCTGAGGTTGACCCTCCCTATGGCGTGGACCTGGACAAGCGGAAGAGCAGAAACCAGGACGATACGGCTATGGAAGGCTATCAGGAATGGAGCACAGACAGCTATCCTGCCTTCTTCCAGACAACCGCCGAGGCAGTCTATAGGCTGCTAGATCATAATGCCTTTGCCATCTTCTGGTATGGCATGACCTGGCACTCCGAGGTTACAGCTATCATTCGAAAAGTTGGCTTCTCTATTCCAGACATCCCCGCAATATGGTATAAAGGCGAGGCGGGTCAGACCGCATCTCCTGACACTACATTGGGCTCGTGCTATGAGCCATTCTATCTCGCTAGGAAGGGCCAGCCAAAGATGGCCAAGCCAGGGCGGGGGAATGTATTCAACTATCCGGGCCTCCAGAAGAAGATACACCCTACCGAGAAGCCCTTGGTACTGATGGAGGAGCTGTTTCGTGTTTGCTTATTCCCTGGCTCTCGGATCCTTGTTCCGTTCTTGGGTAGCGGTGTTTCTCTCCGAGCAGCATATAAGCTGGGACATACTGGGCAAGGATGGGATTTGTCGCAGGAACATAAGGACGGCTTCCTTCGGAGAGTCGCCGAGGATAAGACCAATGCCAAAGCTAGCCAGGCTTGAGATCAACTTCCCCGTCGAGATGGAGGTGACCCGTGAGCATCTTCTGCTGTTGGAGGAGATAGCCTGCAAGGTGTGTGCTTTGTATGAGAGCCAGCACCCTGGGAGGATCGCCTGGGCTTTCGGTCATGGCCAGAAGATGATGATCCATCCTATGATGATCGAGGACGATAAGCCTATCCCCTTCGATGAGAGTACGTTTGAGATACAGGTGGCGGAGAGGGAGGCTTATCCTGGAGAGAGGAACCACAAGCGTGATAAACCTGCGTGACTTTGCTCGAGGCGGGCCTAGGGATACTGATAGAGTGATCGTTATTGATCCTGTGTTGCAGCCTCGCATAGCTGTACTTACGAAACCTCAAGGATGGGTCAGCCTAGAATTATTTGGTCTAATTATATATGGAGCCAAGAGTGGTTGTGGAAAGGATAGTGCTGCTATAGTAGACTCTGCACATAGGAGATATATTCCTAAACCCCCTGCTTTAATGAGTAGGCCTCTATACCCTATGATAGGAATGTGGCTTACCGCAGACAACGGCTATGTCGTAAACTTAGTTCCTGCTATATATTTCACTGTGCTCGGCTATGGTGACATGATTATTCGTGAGATGGGATTGACCTATAATAGCATTGATGAATGCAAAGGCTGGAAAGGACAACTTCCAGTGGAGGGCCGTAAGCTATCTCATAAGCTCCTACTGCAGAAGCATAGGGAGATAGCATGACCTCCCCCTATGAAGAAGGAGACCCCAATGCCCGCCTCCTTGTCCTCGGCGAAGCTCCATCCTACATGGAACAGCGCCTCAAGCGACCTCTTGTTGGCCCTAGCGGAGAGGTGTTCAACGATTGCCTCCACACGGAAGGTATCGCGAGGCGCCAGCTATACATACTCAATGTCTGGCCATTTTCGGTGGAAAAGGATAAGGAGGGCAACTGCTATCACCAGGGAGAATGTCTATGGCACAAACGTGGTGGCTTTACCGCCGTGGGACTAGAGCATGCCAAAGATACATTGGTACGCATCGAGAAGTCCGGGGCGCACAATATCCTGACCCTTGGCCAGCAAGCTATGTCCCTGCTGACTGGCGACAAGCGACCTATCATGAAGTGGCGTGGGTCGCCACTATGGTCGGAGGCGGTAAAGCGGAAGTTTATCCCTACTGTCCATCCGGCAGCGACCTTGCATGGCACGTACTTGTGGCGTTACCTGATTATGGCGGACATGAGGAAATGGGCGGCCGACCAGACGTCTAGAGAACTCGTGCTGCCCGAGCGCAACCTTATTATAAGGCCCACATACGCTGACGTTTATCACTACATCGAAGCCTGTCGTGAGGCCGGCCGTGTCTGCACCGACATCGAGGTTTTCAACTATCAGGTCTCCTGCTTCAGCCTCTCCTACAAGAAGGAAGAAGCCCTCGTGGTCCCGCTAATAGGTCCAACAGGTAAGGACTATTGGATCGAGGAAGACGAAATGGCCCTGTGGCAGCTCTACGGAAGGCTGCTATCC